TCTTGTTTAAAAGGTCTGATCCTACACCTCCAGTAGATGAAGCTTCATTGGATGCACCAGATTCTGCATCTGATCAGGATGAACCTACGCCTCCACTATCTTGTGAATCTAGTCCATCAAATTTAACAGGTGGAACAGCAGACCCTAATCAAGTAAACAACTGACGTGGCAATCCACGAATCAATATACATATCAAAATGGGATGTAAAGGAAAAGGCGGCGGAACAAAGCCGACAAAGTAAGATTAAAAACTTCGCACTAAAGATAATTGAAGACGCTTTATTAAAATTTATGTCTTCAAATAAACTTTATTCGTTTTTGAAAGAAAAGACAGTGCAGCGAGAGTCTCCTATTGGTTCTATATCGCAAGAAGTTATTTGGTAAAAGGTTAAGCCCGTCGTCACTTGGCGGGCAAACGGGTGAATGGCGGAATTGGCAGACGCTATCAATGGTTCTTATAATGAATGATGCGTAAACATTGTAGGAGTAGCTTTTGGTTTTTATACCTATTTGATAATTATTTGAATGTAACGCATTGGCAAATAAATGCAGGTTCGAATCCTGCTTTGCCCACAAACCAAAATTAACCGATATCAAAATCATATAGGCGTGAAGATACACGTAAAAGGAAACGCACGTCAGCGTTTAGACGGTGGCTTATCTGAATAGTATATTTATATGATTCTCGGTTAGACATGAAAAGCCCCGCAGAAATGTGTGGGCACTTGATCGCATGGCGGAATTGGTAGACGCTAATATCCGGGATAGTAATCTTTTGCGATGCTATAGCCTATTCAGGTTCGAATCCTGATGCGATCACTGATTTCCAACTCTCACCTCTTAACAATGTGGAAATATAGTATCACGGGAAAGTTTCTTTCGTGTAGAGTAATAGAAAGAAACGTTGGTAGCAACGTCGTACTCACTAGTGGAATTAAGAGCTACACCACTTGGCAGCCTGGAAATACGGGTAATTGCCGGTATAGTTCAGTGATAGAACAATACATTTGTAATGTATGTGTCGCAGGTTTGAATCCCGCTACCGGCTCGACCTTTAGATTTTGTCATAAGTAAAATATGCAAGCAGATTGGGGTACGGGTTTGACACTCACCATGGAATGAACTGCATAAGGCATTAGGTAAATTTTTCTTCTTTCATGGAGCTTGGAATCGTCCGAGCTCCATTTTTATTTGAGTATTAATCATTAAATATATAATAATGGCAGAAACAAGTAAATGTTTATGTGTAGGTGACCAAGTAAGAATCACCTCAAACGATCTACAGCCAAATATGGTTGGTAAAATAGCACAAATAAAAAAGGTATATGAATCATTCTCCTTAGATGATGGATTTGAAAAAGTATACCGGATTATGGTTGATGGGAAAGTATTAAGAGGCGTTGCCACTGAAAATGATATAAAAGGACTATGAAAAGATGGAAGAATTAATATTAAATGAAGAATCAATCGCAGCTTATAAAGAGCTTATGACAAATCCAACAGTTCATGGATTAGATATGAAAACATTGAAGGACTGTTTCAGAGAGACTGAAAATGTTACTCCAAAACACATACTATTTGAGCAATATAGAGATCTAATTCAAAAGCCAATTCCAAAGGTTATATTTTACATCATCATGGATGAAGTATACGGACATCTGATCGGGAAGGATGTTCATGAAAATGGCGGATGCTTAGGATACAAGTTAGAAATTATAAAATAACCATTTAAATAATAAAGTTATGATGCATAATTGGTTTGAGTGCAAAGTGCGCTACGAAAAAACAATGGAAAACGGAACGGTAAAGAAAGTGACAGAACCTTATTTGGTAGACGCGCTTAGCTTTTCAGAATGTGAAGCCCGTATTATTGAAGAAATGACACCATTTATTAGTGGTGAGTTTACTGTGAGTGATATTAAGCGTGCAAACTATAGTGAACTGTTTGATCAATTCGGTGGCGACCGTTACTTTAAATGCAAGGTACAGTTTGTCACTATTGATGAAAAGTCCGCAAAGGAGAAAAAGACATCAAGCTATATCTTAGTTCTCGCTGATAATTTCCGTGAAGCTGTTAAAAATCTTGACGAAGGAATGAAAGGAACATTGGCTGACTATGTTATTTCGGTTATATCCGAAACGGCTATCATGGATGTGTATCCTTTCAGTGCTGAACCTGAAATAGAGAAAACAGGAAATAAACCTACAGATTCGAGTGTATCACCGGAAGACAAAGTTAATCCGTAATCAAACTTTTGCGGTATAGCTCAATTGGCAGAGCACGACTTTTAGTCGATGTTGCGGGTTCGAGTCCCGTTACCGCCCCTTATAAGAATAAAGTTCTTAATTAAAATCGATGAAATACATTTGCGAATCATCTTCGTGGTTGTCGATGGAAGAAAATATTTAAGGGACATTGAATTTAGAGTGCAGACAACCACATTAGGCATTCTTTATTCTCTGCCCCTTTATTAATAAATATGATCATGAATAATATTCAAATCTTTAACAGTGAACAATTCGGAGATGTTCGAGTTGCTGGAACGAGCGAACAACCATTATTCTGTTTAGCTGATATATGTAAATCTTTAGACATTAAAAATATATCGGATTGCAGGACAAGATTAAAACAAGATGGGGTCGGTACTAACGAGGTCATAGATTCTTTAGGAAGAAAACAGATGGCGATATTTATAACTGAGAGTAATTTATATAGATGTGTATTCCAAAGTCGTAGACCTGATGCTGAGAAATTCCAAGATTGGGTGTGTGAATATGTTATTCCATCTATCCGTAAGAACGGTGCCTATATGACAAATGATACTCTCGAAAAAGCTTTGTCAAGTCCTGACTTTCTTATTCAGCTTGCGACAAAACTGAAAACCGAACAAGCAAAGAATAAATTACTTGAATGTGCAAATCAAGATAAATTGAAAATAATTGAGAAGCAAGCCCCGAAAGTTCTTTTTGCCGACGCGGTTGCGACCTCTTATAAGAGCTGTTTGATAGGCGAATTATCAAAGATTATTTGCCAAAACGGTATAGATATAGGAGAAAGAAGATTATTTCAATGGCTTAGAGATAACGGCTATTTATGCGCGCATGGAGAAAGGTATAATCAACCTACTCAAAGGTCTATGGAATTGGGATTATTCGAAATAAAGAAGACAACCATTACCAAACCGAACGGGACTGTATTGGTGTCCAGTACTCCAAAATGTACAGGGAAAGGGCAAATTTATTTTGTCGATAAATTCTTAAGAAAGAAGAGTGCTTAAATATTTGATTTTATTATTGGGCTCGTTACTTCGGTAACGGGCTTTTTTATTATGAAAAAAGTAAGTAAAAGACAATCCTCTAGAAATAGAGAACTTGATAAGATCAGGAAAGAACTTCCGACTAGATGTGAAATATGTGGTAGACCGGCAAGTGATCTAATGCATTTGCTTCCACGAAGTGAATATCCTGAATACTACACAGAAAGATGGAATATAATTGCCGGATGCCGAGACTGTCATTCAAAATTTGATGATAATCTTTCTTTCCGGCAAACACGAATAAATTTGTTTAACCGTATCAAGCAACATGATCCACAAGCTGCTGCTAGATACTTTAAAATTTACGATAAATGACACTAAAAGAAGCATTAAAGTTAAATCCGTTCGATGTAATTACATACAAGCCGACCAATGAACAGTGCTTAGTAAAATCAGTATCATCCAATGGAGTCTTTTGTTTATTTCGTATTCAAAGCACAGCCGAACTATGCAAATTTGAAGATTTGGAAAATATACTAGACAAATGACTATACAATACCATACAGGGAACTGGGAACACAATATACAAGTTGGTTGCATTAATTGGTTCAGATACCAATATCCCAAATTATCAAAAGTTCTTTTTGCCGTTCCGAACGGAAGTAGAAGAGATAAAATAACCGCTAAGAATTTAAAGGATGAAGGCGTGGTCAGCGGAGTGGCTGATATCATCCTACTAAAAGCAAATAAACGCTACGGTGGTTTATGCCTAGAACTGAAAACACCCGTAGGGAAACAATCCCCAGCACAAAAGGAATGGCAGGAAGAAGCCGAAAAGAACGGAAATAGATACGTCATTTGCCGATCCATTGAAGACTTTATGAGAGAAATAAAAAACTACTTAAGAGATGAATAAATTCTTATTTATTAGATCCAAATCGAACGGATTTGAATTTAACTCCATGGGCACTACCAAAGGTGTGATTGATATTGAGCAACTTGAAAATACCATAAGTAATATGGTAAAATGCAAAGTCGATATACAAAGCATTGAGTTTGTTTCAGAACAAAAATTCAATGAGTTGGAGAAAAATATTATAGAATATAAAATAATAAATCAAAACTAATATGATAGACAATAAAGTAGAAGAAAAAGATTTAATCGGAGCCATAAAAGACTATCCACTAAATATCGCACAAGATATGGTAGATGAACAAGTAAAACAAGGAAATAAGGCGGATATTGCTGTATTCTGTAAAGATCCTAGATTATCAATGAGAGGAAGAGGTTTTGATTGGGATAAAAGTAAAAAGGGCTTGGAATATTGGACTGAAATTATAGATAATAATAATTTCGAAGCATTATACAAATGCCCGGCTCAACCTATAGAAGAATTTCCACTAAGCATTAATAAGCCAGCATTTTGCATACCTGATAATTCATCTAATATGAAAATAAACACACCGAAGATACAAGTCCCAAATGATGGAATAGATTACACTATTCTCTATCTAGGTAATGAATATAAGATGTCTGATATTTTTGCCCAGAGTAAAAAGATCAAAGAACTTGAATCAGATGTAGAAAGATTAAGTAAGCCACAAAACATTGATGCTATTATCGCTCCATACATTAAAATTAATGATGGACTAAAACAAGATCTTGATAATACGAATTATTGGAAAGATTTTCACCAAAAAGAAAATGAGCGCATAAAAAAATATCTTTCAGCGGTTGAAATAATAATGGAATCATATAAAAAACAATAATCATGGACGTATTTAATTTTTTAAATGGAGTGAAACCCGAAGAAGTGGCAACACTTGACAAAACAAAAGAAAAGTTCCTAATCATTTACGGCTCCAAATTCGGCAACGATGGAGCCGAATCTTTTTACAACGATCAAACCCAACTATTTACTAAGATAGTAAGATCATCAGAAGAGTTGAAAAAGTGCTCTAATATGTCTTTATTCAATACTTTTATATCTATTGCAGTTAATGGTATAAGCATTGAGAAAAATAGCTCTACACAGGCATACGTCGAAGCATCTAATGTAAAAGTTGGTGTAAGACAGGGTAAAGACGGAAAAGATCAAGCCGTTTATGAAAAGATGGCCGTACTTAAAATAGCAGGTTACGGTGAACTCCTAATAAGACAACGCGCCGGACAAATCAAATATGCAGACAATCCTAAGATCGTATATAATTGTGATGAATTCAGCTTCGGAGAAGAAAATGATAAGACAATCGTCCGGTATATGATGAAATATCCTCGTCCGGCAAATGCAAAAATAATAGGTGCATTTATCAAACTTGTAAGACCGGACGGTTCATCTGATTACAAAGTAATGGTGCTAGAAGATATCCAACGCCTAATGGGATATTCTAAGAAAAATAACAGTCATTGGGATGGGGGTAAAAGAATTGAAGGAAATGCAAATGCCTTATATGGGCGAAGTGTAGACGGATCTGATATTGATACAGGATTCTTATGTGCTAAAGTAATAAAGCACGCTTTCAAGAACTTCCCAAGGATCGCCATTGGAGACGGTGCTATTATGCAAGCGGACGATGATGAACAACCTAAGCCAATAGAAAAGAGAGATGAAGATGTGCCGTTTGGGGAAACCCAATCTCAGGGAACAAAAGTAATTATAGAAAAAGAAGATGAACCTTTTTAATTTTTGAACAATGGAAAATGAATTAATAAAAGTCGAAGGAATAAATAAGATAAAAGAACTCACTATATCGGCCCTCGCAGAGAATCAAAAAAGTGCTAAGACGTGCATGTCAGTTGGAGATAAGTTATTGGCAGAAGCCCAAAGTGGTATGACGGATGAATTGGACGAAAGTATTAAAAAATACCTCGCTAAGACAACTACCACAATCAAAACGATGAATGAAAGACGTAAACCAGTAACACAAATTTTTGATAAAATTCGTGTCGGCTTTACTTCTTTGGAAAACTATCTAAAAGGAGGATCAATCGAAAAACTTCAACAGATTCGCGATGATTACGCTAAAAAGAAATTGGCTGAAGCAGAAGCAGCCCGCAGGGAAGCGGAAAGAAAGCTACTCATTCAACAAACAAAAGATAACCTTCGCAACGACACTGTAGAAACTTTAAAGCAAGCAGGGAGTAAAGCTATAGAAGAAACAATCAAAACTATTCAAACATTATTTTCATCCGTTACCCTAAGCAATGCCGAAGAGGTAAAGAAGAAAATTCAAGGAATCTCTTTAGTCTTCAATAAAACCTGTTTTAAAGCTCCTCTCAAACCCGACATCCTTTCTCAGGAAGAATATAAGGAAGTTGGGAACAATGCCTATTCTGAAACAATCAGAGGGGTTGAAAATCAATTCAATTTTGATGTTGCCGGAACTGTGGATGAAATACTTCAAAAGTTCCCTTCAAAAATAGCGGAACTTCAAAGAATCGAGGAACAGAAAAAGACAAATGCCGAAGCAGCAAAAAAAGCGGCCGAAGAACTCGCAAAGAAAGATGCCGAGAATGCGGCCCGTAAAGAAGCGGAACGAAAGGCTCAGGAAGAAAAAGAAAAACAAGCTGCAGCCCTGGCAAAAAATACGGCAAATGTCGAGAATCTATTTGCGCAACAAATAGCCGCTCCTGTTAAAGCAAAAGTAACGAAGAAAATAGAAGTTACTGACGTTCGCGGATATCTGAACATCATACAACTTTGGTGGAGTGTAGAGGGAGCTTCATTAGAGAAAGAAACTTTAGATAAAAAACTAAAGTTCGCGATAACGTGTGCAGAAAAAGATGCAAACAAAAACGATCACATAATTGATTCACCATACATAAAATACATTGATGATGTCAAAGCTTCCAAGTGACACTTATTATGCACGAAAAGAGGTCAGCAATTCAACGTTGACCTCTTTTAAATATGAACTTTATCCATCACTCAATTTTATCAAAGAAAAAGATCGCATAGAAGCATTCAGGCGGGGAACATTGGTTGACGGCATCATAACAGAGCCTACTAAGGTGAATTTCTATAGATATACCGTTGACGAAGAACAATACACCCAAGAAGAATTTGAATGGGCGCAAGAGCTCCGTAAGGCACTTTACAAGGAAGCTAAAAAAGACGCTTTCCTCAAATATGTCTTAGAAAATTCAGAAACACAAAAGTTCATGGTAAAAGAAAAGCAACAATTTGAATATGCTTGCTTTAACTATGAACTGGATACACGTTGCAAGTGGGATTGGTGGATCGGAAATTTTGGAGGCGATTTAAAAACTACGGCTGCAGCTACTCAAAATCAATTCGAGCAATCAATTGATTTTTTTGATTGGGATAGATCTCGTGCCTGGTATATGGATATCGCCCAAGCTATTAATCCTGATTATTCAAAACAGGATTTCATCTATGCGATATCAAAGAAGAATTTCAAAGTATTCAAAAAAATGATTACTCGAGATTCAGATATCTATAAAAGAGGTAGAGAGAAATACCTCGATTTATCATTTAAATATTGGACGTTTACATAATGAAAATAAAAGATAAAATATTAGAAGTACAAAACTATTTCAAAAATAGATTATTAGGTCGAAATTTTGAAGTAGTTAAAAGAGATAAATATTCTATACATGTAACGGTAGATGGTCATCCTTTTATTTTTTGGATATCCAACGGATATGAATATCTCACGGAATACAGATTCAGTGCGCCCGAAGAATCCAATGATATATATCCTTTTATTCATTTGGATTTCACGGAAAAAGAGAAAGAAAGATTATATAGACTATTAACCAAATGAAAATATATTGCCGAGTAACGTCTGATGGTCTTATCCCTCTATATGATTCGGATTTGGATAATAAGAAGAAATTAAAACTTGGAACGGATGTTTGCGTAGAAATAAAGAAAGTACGCAACATCCGTTTCCATAAGAAACTCTTCGCTTTAATCCGGCTAGTTTTGGATAATATGCCGAATGAAAAGATTGAAGAGTATAAGATATACGATGAAGAAGCATTTCTTATTCGAATCAAACATGATTTACACATGTATGATGAATCACCCGATGGAGTAATCATGTATCATTCCATAGACTTTGTACACATGGATGAATTTCAATTTGAAGAATTCTACAAAGGTGTTGCGAAGCTTATGATTTCAAAATACATCAAGTGCAGCGATCAAGACATTGAGGAAGAAATATATAAATTCTTATAAACATGGAAAAAGGACAATATTATTATTCAAAACAGGGGGAAACCTTTGCAATATTTAAATGTGGTGAAACCATAAATGGTATAAGGGATGATGAAAATCTTCACGAGACCATAATAACACAAGAAGAAGCGAGTGAAAGAGTATATAAACTAAATGGATGGAAATGGAAGAAAAAATCAAACCCTACCCCTACCAAGAAAGAGGAATAAAAAAAGGACTAGAATTCAAACGATTCATCAATGGGGACGATATGGGATTAGGGAAAACCTTACAAAGTATCGTTACCGTTGAACGGGCACACGCAACACCTTGTTTGGTTATATGTCCATCCTCTTTAAAGATAAATTGGGAACGTGAAATAAAGAAATTCACGAATCTTAATCCGTTAATTCTTACCGATTCAATTAAGTCTACATTCCCCTACTATTTATCAATGAAAATGTACGATGTGGCTATAGTCAATTACGAAAGCCTACGGAAATACTTCGTTATTGAGGCAAAAAAAGGGTTTAAATTGAAAGATGTTGTTTTTCAACCCTCCATAAACTTATTCAAATCGGTAATACTTGACGAGAGCACTCGCGTGAAGGATGCCGGCGCACAGCAAACGAAATTTTCTCGAGGAATATGTGCCGGCAAAGAATATGTGATAATGCTAACAGGTACACCGGTAGTTAATGGTCCGGGAGATATGGCAACACAACTCGCAATAATGGATCGGACAAAAGACTTTGGAGGGTACGGGAAATTCTTGCATGATTACGGGGATGAAAATAGCAACCTAGAGGAATTGCAAGTTAAGTTAAAACAGACTTGTTATTTTAGGAGAGAGAAAAAAGAAGTTCTTGACGATCTGCCTGAACTCACCCGCTCCACAATTATAACTCCTATTTCAAATGAGATAGAGTATCGAACTTGCTTGGAAGACTTGAAAAAATATCTTTCTGAATACAAGAATTGCTCTGAATCTGAGATAAGAAAGAAGATGCGAATGAAGGCATTAGTTAAGTTTATGAATCTTCGTGCTATTGCTAGCCTTGGAAAAGTAAGCGCAGCTATTGAATTTATCAGAGATTGCGGATGCCAAATAACGATTTTCTGCTCACAACATGTAATTGTCGATAAGCTGAAAAAAGAATTTCCGGATGCGGTTTCTGTCACAGGAAGGGACTCTCCTATTCTAAAACAATACGCAATAGATTCTTTTCAAAAAGGAGAATCAAGGATAATCATTTGTAGCATCAAAGCTGCAGGTGTCGGAATAACACTTACGGCTGGAAATCAGGAATTATTTATCGAGCTTCCATGGACGTATGCGGATCTGACGCAATGCGAATGCCGACAATACAGAATAGGTCAAAAGACGGCTGTAAACTCGTATATAATGCTGGGCGATAAAACCATTGACGAACGCATTTACGGCTTGATAATGGGGAAGAAATCAATTGCAAGCCGTATCACCGGAGCATGCGACGATATCCCGAATGATGAAAAGTACTTTAACGAACTAATGTCATGTATTACGTAAGCAACAAACTTGTGGATGATCTTATCAATCAGTTTCCACTATTAAATAGTGATAACCTAATAAAGAGAGAGAATGCACGTCGTATTCTCTCTTGTCATATAAGAAAACTTAAGAGAAAACATGAAGAAGATAAACAGTCTGTTGGAACAGGTAGACATAAAAGAACTGGAGAGTAGACATATAGAAACTACAAACTGGTTAATGGGCCACATACTTTCTCCATTAAAACAATGGGATGAAGTATGCAACGATAGAGCAATATTAGAAGTGAAGATATTTACATATTATCAAAAGAACGTGGTATGAAAACGAAGAAAGACTTTTATTTTATTGTGAAGCAGATGCGGCATTTACAAAAGACAGTCCCCGGTACCGTAGACTGCTTAATGTTACAGAGAGATGTTGACAAAGAGGTAGAATCATTCTTCTCTAAAGAGATAGAAGACATTCCAATCGATATAGAAAAGAAAAAGATTGAATATCAAAGAAGGATGAAAGGATTTCACGATTCGTTGGTCCCGTCTGTTGAAATTTACGGAAAAGAAATGATTCGGAAATTCTATGATTATTGGACTGAACCTAACAAATCTCACACTAAAATGAGATGGGAACTAGAAAAAACGTGGGATGTCAAGCGTAGACTAATTACATGGTCATCACGAGAGCCTGTTAATAAACAAAATACTTCTACTAAAGTTATTGAAACTGAAAGTGAAAGGCTTGTTAGAATGACTAAAGAAGAAAAGGAAAGAGATAATAATTTAGTTCCTGTACCTAAGGGGTATACTACTTTTACGTGGTATCAACATCTAAAAGACGAAGCTGAAAAAGGAGACCAACAAGCGATCATGGAATTAGGTAAATATGCATCAAGAAAATGAGCAGATCAGTTAAACGTACCCCGGCAATATGTTGGTCGGGGAAGACAAATAAAACTTCAAAATCAAAGTGTAATAGAATTTTTAGACACCGTTCAAAACAAAATATACGTTCAGGATTAGATCCTCTTCATAATAAAAGTGAAGCTCTTAATGTTTGGGAGTTTAACCGCGACGGATTGGCTGTTTACAACAAAGAGTTAGAACAAAAATGGTTGAGAAAATGAGTGGCAATATGTTATACTTGATAATCTAATTCAAACAAGTTTTTTAAAATATAGCCTTGGACGGCTTTGTAAAATCCATATATTTTATGAAAAAGTTACTTTTTATCGTGATGGCTATATTTGCCATTACACTATCGTCATGCACTATCAAAAACGACAGCAATGAGAAAATGGCTGCAGATCAAGAGGGATTAATGCAGGAAGCTAACCGACAAATAGGTATGCCGGCAATTAAAAACTTTCAAGAACGCAAGCTTGCGAAAATGATTTTTGAATTGAGGGACAGAAGTGATTTAATCTGTTACGCTTACATTGTAAATCAAATGACTGGAAAGTTCATCTATTTAGGGAAATGTATCGGTTATGGGCTTCCTTATTCAACCCAATACACCAATCCACAAAAAGTTGATCGAGATAATGGGAGTAGAACTATCATTCTCCCTCAAGCAGATCCTAATGGCTTGTTCATGCCTGAAGGAGTGCATGCGACGTGGATAATGCTTATTGATAAAGAAACAGGAAAGCCAAAGCCTGTTTATGTTGAACCGGACGTAATTGTATCACCTATTAAACTATAAACATATGAAGCCTTTAAAAATAGCTTTATCTACAATTGGAGGTATTGTTGCGATATTGATAATTGCTTCCGGCTTACAGTATTGGGGACTTATGAATTTCAAGTTCTTTGCCCCAAAGTATGAAAATGCTCATCGGCAAGTTTTTGAACAAACTCAGAGTTACGTTGAAGGAAAACGCCAGGATCTTACAAATTACTATGATGAATGGCGCAAATCCGATAAGGACGGAAAAGAAACTATACGAGAGGTTTTGCTTGAAGACTTTGCAAACTTCGATACCTCAAAACTGACTCCACAAGAACAACAGTGGTATAATCAAATCATAGAGTAACATAAATGAATGCGGGTGAAATATCCCGCATTTTCTCTTGGTGAAAAGAGAATATAATGCATAATATATGGAAACAGAAATAAATTATATAGATTTTCTAAAGCATAAAATGGCAATCAGCCAACAAACAGGATTCGATATAGAAGAATCTGAATTGGCTGAATCACTATATCCTCATGTAAAGGATTCGGTGCGTTGGGCAATCAAAGGCGGATGCCGGGCAATATTTAGCTCATTCGGTATGCAAAAGACCGTGACACAACTAGAGATTGAAAGAATAATACTGAAGCACAAAGGAGGTAAAGGATTAATTGTTTGCCCCAAGCGAGTAGTAACAGAGTTCTTGCAGCAATCAAAGCAGCACTTGCACATGTGTATTGCATACGTAAAAAATATGCAAGAAGTGAAAGCTTGTGAGTGTAATATCATGGTTACGAATTACGAAAGAGTTAGAGACGGTGAAGACGGTGTACGTATTGATCCGAACTATTTCACGGTTACTTCACTTGATGAGGCATCAGTACTTCGCGGGTATGGAACTAAGACTTATCAAGAGTTTTTGCCTTTGTTTTCAAACGTGCCTTACAGATTTGTAGCAACGGCAACTCCTTCACCAAATCGCTACAAAGAACTCATCCATTACGCCGGGTACCTAGGTGTTATGGACACCGGGCAGGCACTAACGAGATTCTTTCAAAGAGATTCAACGAAAGCAAACCATTTAACACTTTATCCAACAAAGGAAAAAGAGTTTTGGTTGTGGGTATCTACCTGGGCTTTATTCCTAACAAAACCGTCAGACTTAGGATATCATGACGATGGATACGAACTACCGGAACTACGAGTTCATGAAGAAGTTGTAGCGGTTGACAATAGTACGGCCGGATATGATCGTGACGGTCAAGAAAAGATGTTTCGTGAAGCAGCATTGAGTTTGCAAGATGCCGCAAAAGAACGACGTGATAACATGGACGAAAAGATATCTAGAGTAGTTGATATAATCAAAAGACCGGAAAACAAAAATGATCATTTTTTAATTTGGCATGACTTGGAAAGCGAGCGTGAAGCGATATGCAAATCCTTACCAGGTTGTAAAGCCGTTTATGGCTCACAAGATGATGATGAAGCGGATAAAATCATACAAGACTTCAAAGACGGACGTTTAAAATACTTAGCTGCTAAACCTGAAATGTTAGGTGAAGGGCTGAACTTCCAATATCATTGTCACAAAGCTATAATGTTCATTGATTATCGCTTTAATGATAAGTTTCAGGCAATTGCACGTATTTACCGTTTCATGCAGAAATATCCAGTTGATTTATATCTCGTTTATGCCGAATCGGAATGTGAAATATTCAAATCGTTCATGCAAAAATGGAAACAGCACAATGATATGGTTGATAAGATGGTTTCCATTATACGAGAAAACGGACTTTTCGGGCTTCATGCAGAAGAAAAGATGATGCGTTGGATGTTTGCTAAGAGAGAAGAACAAACAGGGAAATTATGGAAAGCAATCAATAATGACAATGTATTAGAATGCCAGAAGATGGAAAGCGATTCCGTTGGACTTATTGTAACATCTATTCCTTTTTCCAACCACTATGAATATACACCGACTTACAACGACTTCGGACACAACGAAGATAATAATAAGTTCTTCGAACAAATGGATTATCTCACGCCTGAACTTTTCAGGATCCTACAACCCGGCCGTTTATGTTGTGTGCATGTAAAGGATAGAATTTTATTCGGTAATGCAACGGGTGATGGCATGCCGACCGTTGATCCTTTTAGCGACATGACGGTATTTCATTACATGAAGCATGGATTCCGGTACATGGGACGTATTACAGTTGATACGGATGTGGTCCGTGAAAACAATCAGACATACCGCTTAGGTTATTCTGAAATGTGTAAAGACGGCTCGAAGATGGGAATCGGTTGTCCTGAGTATGTTTTACTATTCCGTAAGTTGCCGACAGATACAAGCAGAGCTTATGCAGATGTACCGGTAACGAAATCAAAGAAAGAGTATAGTCTAGCTAGATGGCAAATAGATGCACATGCAAGTTGGAAAAGTTCGGGTGATTCATTGCTTACTTACGAGGATGTGAAAGGGATGAAAATAGATAAGATTCGTAATTACTTTCGAAACTTCTCGAAGGATCATATATACAATTACGAGAATCATCTCGAATTTGCCGAGGAACTTGAGTCTTATAACAAATTGCCTAAAACGTTTATGGCAATCGATCCTGTTTCTCATAGAGAGGATATTTGGGATGATGTAACTCGGATGAGAACACTCAATTGCAGGCAATCACAAAAGAAACGCATGAATCATATTTGCCCGCTTCAGTTGGATATCGTTGAAAGACTTATTGAAAGATACTCGAATAAAGGAGACGTTGTTTTCGATCCGTTCGGTGGCATAGATACCGTTCCATATTGTTCTGTTAAGATGGGACGTATCGGATGGGCTACAGAATTGAATTACGATTATTGGAAAGACGGCTTAACCTACTTGCGTGAGGCTGAAACAGAATGTCTTTCTCCTACTTTGTTTGATTTATTAGATACACAAAAATCCGAAACAAAAACAGCATGATAGAATTAATATATATAGATCTATTTTGTGGTGCAGGAGGAACGAGTACCGGTGTAGAAGAAGCGAAAATAAATGAAGAACAATGTGCAAAAGTAATAGCTTGCGTCAATCATGATGCAAATGCTATTGCCAGTCATGCTGAAAATCACCCGAATGCTCTTCATTTTACCGAAGATATAAGAACGTTACAACTTGGTCCGTTATTGAATCAAATAAAAAAATACAAAGTTTTGTACCCGGATGCTCTCGTGGTTCTTTGGGCTAGTTTGGAATGTACGAACTTCAGCAAAGCAAAAGGAGGACAACCTAGAGATGCCGATAGCCGTACCCTTGCAGAACATCTATTCAGATACATAGAAGCGATCAATCCTGATTATATCCAAATAGAGAACGTAGAGGAGTTTATGAGCTGGGGAGATATGGACGAAAACGGACACCCTATTTCAATGGAAAAGGGAAAACGTTATACGCAATGGGTGAGAAATGTAAAGAAATATGGTTATGACTTTGATCATCGTATTTTAAACTCTGCCGATTACGGTGCATATACTACACGCAAACGATTCTTCGGAATATTTGGGAAAAAGGGATTACCTATTGTATTTCCTGAACCAACTTACTGTAAGAACGGTAAGAAAGATATGTTCGGGGAACTTAAGAAATGGAAACCTGTTAAAGACGTTTTGGACTTTTCAGACGAAGGTCAATCAATATTTGACCGAAAGAAGCCCCTTGTAGAAAAGACATTAGAAAGGATATATGCAGGTTTAATAAAATTTGTTGCCGGAGGGAAAGAGGCTTTTTTGATAAAGTATAATTCCATGGACCGTTCAGGTAAATACCAAGCACCTGGCATTGAAGATCCTTGCCCGGTTGTTTCAACGCAAAACAGACTCGGAATTGCAAAAGTAAATTTTCTTTCAAAGCAATATTCGGGATGCCCAAGTGGAAAGAATATATCAGTAAATGGACCGGCAGGAACGATCACGTGCCGTGACCATCACGCATTCATATCAACTTATTATGGTCATGGCACAAACCAGTCACTATTATCTCCATCGCCAACCGTTCTAACAAAAGACAGACTTTCACTTGTGCGCCCGTTTTTTGCTAATTATTATTCTGGTGGTGGTCAAATAAGTGGTGTAAACGAACCATGTCCGGCTGTAATGACAAACCCAAAGCAAAGACTCGTTAATCCTGTATTTATTGATCAGCAGTTTGGGAAAAGTAAGCCTACGTCAGTAAATAAACCTGTGGGATGTGTTACCACAAATCCTAAATATGCTATCGTTAATTGCAAACCGTGGATAATGAATACCAACTTTAATAATGTTGGAAGTTCAATTAATGATCCGGCGCAAACTATTACAGCAAATAGGAAATGGCATTATCTTATGAATCCTCAGTTTAATAGTGCAGGTGGAAGTGTAGACAAACCATGTTTTACTCTTATTGCTAGAATGGATAAGATGCCACCTTATCTAATAGTCCCACAGAACGGTGTGAGTGCTATAACTGTACTTGATACGGATTCTCCTATGACTGTAAAAATAAAACAGTTTATGATTATGTATGGGATAATTGATATAAAGATGAGAATGTTGAAAATTCCAGAGCTGAAAAAGATAATGGGGTTTCCAGAAGACTATAAACTTATCGGTACCCAAGCAGACCAAAAGAAGTTTATTGGAAATGCCGTTGAGGTTAATATGGCACGAGTGTTATGTGAGTGTTTAGCAAAGAAATTATTAGAACTTAAAAAAGAAGCAGCATGATAGCATCAAGAAAACAAGTATTTGTTTGTAATTACATAAGAACTATTTTATTGAACTTTATTATGAATAATGATATAACATCTCTTTCAAATGTAAGTTCATTAAGAGATGAAATAGAAAATGATTTTAGAACTAGAGATTTACCTGATGAAATAAAGGATGAATTGGAAAGTAATCTAAGAAATATTTGGTCATTAATTAATAGAATTAAGAAATGAGAGTAACAAGAAAAATAATCAGATATGCCGATAAACCACAGATTTCTTTATCGGCAAACTTTAAAACTGACAATGTAGATTTGATCAGAGAAGTAGTAAAAGAATGCTATGGAGCACTTCATGTGTTCCTTAATTATGAGGAGGAATAAATCATGAAAGATGTAAAATGCCCGTACTGCGGGGAAGAACAAGACATAAACCACGAAGATGGTTATGGATATTCTGAAGGTGAAACATTTCATCAAGAATGCAAAAGTTGCGGAAAATCCTTTGCTTATGAAACACAAAGAATATTTCACTATGACGTACGCAAGGCTGATTGTTTAAATAAACACAGACATAAATGGCATCTAACAACTACAATCCCAAAATGTGCTACTAGAATGATGTGTCCTGACTGTGGAGAATACAGAGAACTAACCAAGAAAGAACGTAAGAAATATAATATACCAACGTATGAAGAATATTTTGATGAATTAGATAGGAGAAATAAACAATGAACAGAAAGATAATATTTCGAGGACGCGATGCGAAAGGTACTTGGCATTTCGGTGATTTGGCACACTCTCAGGCTGTAACAGAAACAGGACTACAACCACGTGTTACAGTTGGAGGATATGAAGTAAATGAAGAAACTGTAGGTCAATATTGGCGTACAATTAATGGAAACGATCTATTTGATGGGGACATTATTAGTTTGGAAATAGATGAATGTCAAGTCACATATGTTGTAGGATATATCGACTACTCAATAAAAATAGCGAATATAAATGAGTTGAGTTTGAAATTTATGTCTCCTTGGGCATTTCTAAAAGAAGATTGGTGGAATGATTTTGAAGATAATATATCAATAATCGGCAATAAGTTTGACAACCCCGAACTATTGAAATAACAATACACCATCTTCCTGACTTCAAGAAAATGGTTATCAAGAAACAATGTTAGACACCTAAGGTGTCTTTTTTATTTATAGCTCCGGACGAGCTTTGTAAAATCCATTATTTTATGAAAACATATGTAGGAACAAAAACAGTAAAAGCAGAACCGATGTTATTAGGGGAGTATCTCAAATCATATAGACGTAACCCCTATAGTAAATCAGATCTTTTCCACAGTAGTGAAGAAGAAGGCTATTTAGTAGTTTATCCTGATGGTTATAAATCATGGTCTCCAAAACTAGTATTTGAAGAAGCATATAAATTAGCTGAGACATTCAAAGATAGACTTCTTATCGAGAAGCAAGAACTAGAAGAAAAGCTAAACAAATTAGACGCTTTTATTAATTCCTCAGAATTTCCAAGTAAAGTGCCAGATGGTCGCCAAAGAGGTTTACTAGCGCAACAGCAAATAGCAATGCATAACTATTTGGATGCACTAAATGATAGGATAAATTCACTCTAAACTAATCAAGGCACCTTTAGTGGGTGCCTTTTTAATTATAAGTTATGAAAAGAGATACAATATTTAAATGTAGAATATCGTATGATGAGAACGGTGATATACATGTCATTAGTTACTCAAACAAGCAAATACCGTTTGAATTGTTAGATAGATTGAATGACGCTGTTCATGATGTGTGTGACAAACACAATGGAAGACTAGTATGGAAAAACACATACATCAAATTTATTAATAATGGGATTAAATACAAACAGATAGATAATGAAGAGATTTTATATAATCCATGCAGAGGATGTGTATTCCATAAAGATTATGATTGCAAGCATCCCTTCTTTGCATATAAAGGGAATTGTGAAGGGAAACATTATGTAATCGACGAGGGATAAGTTATGGATGCAAAAAAATACAAGGATATTCAGGTAAACAAGAAGAATCTTGAAATAATAGATAATATTCTTGATGCTCTTGATAAATATCAGGATAGATTAATTGATTCGGATATGCCATACTTGAAAGATGCTCCAGGTATTGACGAAGAAATACAATATTACAAAAAGGTGCGTAGACATGTTATTAACGAATTAAAAGAACAACTCAAATTTAGGATGAAATGAATAAAGCAAAAGTAACCAATATTCCAAATAAAATTTATTTGCAAGTTGGTGAGATAAACGAAGATTCCGAATTTAATGATTTGGATGAGGTAACATGGTGTAAAGAGAAGGCACTTGAAAATGATATAAAGTTCATACATGAAGCCCACGCAATTGAATGTTTTAGAAAATTTATTGAAGACTATTGCAAGGATGCGGGATATAATGATATCTGTAATAATTCTGTACACTTTATAGAAGGTTTCAAACAACTATTAAACAAATAATCATGAACACTGAAGAATTTATAGAGTCGGTGGCAGAGATGCGCCGGCTCCAAATATTATACTTCAAAACGCGAAGTAAAACCGCTTTGAAATTAAGTAAAGAAGTAGAGAAGAAAATAGACCGGTTCTTATTCGACCGGAAACAATTAAATCTGTTTGGCAATGAAAATAAATAACAAATTCAAATTAGGCGATACCGTATTAGTAAACGGATCACAAGTAAAGATAACATCAATCATTGTGAATGCCACCGAAGAAAAAACGATTATAAGATACTCGGTGAATGATGGGAGCAAAATAAAAGTAGTAAACGAAGAAAACATTGAAAAGATATGAGCGGGAAAGATTTACTTAAATTATTGTTGATTTCTTTTGGATTCAACAAAGAAGTATCTGTATCTATTTACAAAGGGGACGATAATTGGATTGGTTATACCGTCCATGCATCAAATGGAAATGTAATTTATGAAGAATCTAATTGCGATGGTTTGATGTTTCATATTCATGAACTATTATGTTTTATGGATAAACATAATATAAAGCCTACATTATTACGTCAAGAATCAGATCTTCCTATAAAAATGATATTGAAAATGTCGGAGGAAGAACTAGAAACACTAGAAACAATATGAAGAGGATAATGTTTAATGACAAATACTATTTAACGCAATCCACGTTAGATGGATATAAGACAAATACTCGAAGAATAGAGCCATGTTGTAAGTTCATACCTGATGCTGTTTCTACAGGGTATAAGAGACCTGAATTTGTAGGTGATACTCTAAGACTTTGGAAGGATGAAAGTAAAACGTTTATTGAGTTTAAAACCCGTTATCAAGTTGATGAAGTAGTTGCTATTGCACAAAGCTATGAAGATGCTGACACAGGGTGGATAAAGTTGATGATGAATAATAGACAGATGTATGATGCTAAAAAGCATAAAATAATACAAGGATTAAATGATCCAATTCATCCATGTGCAGGTCTGGGTAATAAAATGTTTGTTAAGGCAGATTTAATGCCTCATCAAATAAAATTTACAGGGATTAAGTTAGAGCAATTGCAGGATATCTCAGATGAAGATTCCTTAAAAGAGGGAATCTTTTATTATGATGGATATATTGGTGCAGTAAGATCATACGATAATCCTCGTGAAGCGTTTGCATCTATTATTGACAAGATATCTGGTAAATATACTTGGAAAAGCAACCCTTATGTAATAGCCTACGAATTCGAAGTAATAAAATAAAAAGATATGAGTAAGATAAATTGGAACGAATTAAGAGACTGCGCTTATAAGATAGCATATGATCACGGTTTTCACGAAGAGAAACTTAGTGATAACCATTATTTAATGTTGGTAATGACTGAACTTTCAAAAGCTATTGAAGCTGATAGAAAAAAGAAACATGCTGACTTGGATAAATTCAATTCATGTATGAATAAAGGAGGTGAATTTTGGAGATTTTTTATCGTGTTTGTAAAAGATTCAGTAGGTGATGAACTTGCTGATGCTGTAATAAGATTACTTGATTTTGCAGGACGAAAGAATATTGATTTATCTAACCTTAAGATTGCTAAATTAACAGAAAAGCAAGCGAATGAAGATAGGGCGAATAATACTTTTACTGATTTTTGTTTTGATTGTTGTCGATTAATAACAGAATGTAATGGAAGAATAGATGTTGTTATTTCATTTATTTATTGTTTTGCTAAATTATACGATATTGATCTACTTTGGTATATTAATCAAAAGATGCGATACAACGAACTTCGCCCATACAAACACGGAAAGAAGTATTAGCCTTGCTCCCAGTATTAGCGTCACTGAAAAAAATAAAAGGGCAACTCTTGTTACCCTTTTATTATTAGTACAACGTATAGT